ATACACTGCAGCCGATTCTAGATAAATACGCGGAATGGATTAAAACTAAATGACCTTTTTGTCTACGACGTAATCTTCAAGTTTTTCGAGCTTATCTTCGCAATAGCGCTTGAGCATTGCTACGTATTGAATGTCAAATTCGTGGGGATTATTGAGAATATAAGAAAGAACTTCTTTTTTAGGAATGCACCACTCAAATTTTACGATAGCACCGTCAACAGACCAAAGGAAATGATCATGCCCCTGATATGGACTTGGTCTTGTTCGACGACATTGTGGCATTATGTGTAGTGTGTTAGTTGCGTAAGGTTCTTTGTATATCCAAATATGAATATAATACTTGCCTCTTACACCGTTATCGTGATTTTTCTGTACGGCTTCTTCAATAATGTTTTTAAATCTAGTCATAAGCTGAGGCGTAATTTCGCCAACCTCTTGATGACCTGTCATCGCTGATGCTTCTTGCATCAGTTCGCCATACGTTTTATCACTATTTTTAACCACTAACGCACCATCTTGCTGCCGCCATAGGGCAAGCTTCTATTTGAATGAGTTGAACCTTGCTGGATGTTTTTAATGTATCCAGTATTTTGCGATCTTAAACCAGGAAGCTTTTTAATTTTAGGCGGTATCATTGTCATGATTACTTGCCTTGTTTGTTATAGCTCTTAGTAAACGGAAGAGGAGGTTTACCACCTGGCGCTCTGCAACGATCAACGGTAGCACTTAAATCATGTGATTTTGGCACATGTTTAGGTTTCGCAGCATCAACTTTATCAGAAATAATTTTAATCTTTGTCATAAAAATCCTTTAAAACAATGGGATGTAAAACACCCCATTGGTATTTATTTATTCATCATTTTTTCGCGGGTATAATGACCGTGACCTAGTGATTTTGCATCAGCATGATCAATCTTTTGTCTAATTCTTTCGTATGAATTAGATGCGCCAGCTGGTGGCTTAGGATCATGATGCTCTTTAATCTTTACAAAATCTGCGCCCTTGTCGCCGTGACCGTGGCCGCCCTTAGATGTGTTTTTATGGCTGTGTGACATAACTTTCTCTCTGTTGTTGTTGCAGGGGTTCTTCCCTTTTTGAAATATTATCTATTAATGAAATTAAATCTACAAGATTTTGGACATCCATTGTCTCGATTTCTTTAGCTGCTTTTATTGTATCTAAAACAGCTGAAGCTCTTTCGTGCTCTGCTTTATTATTTGCAGTCATAATTTGTGTTTGTTCAAGTCTTAACTTAGCTTCTCTTTCATTACCTAAACTGCGATCAGAAAATGCTTTAGACTGCAGGCTTTCATTGACAATCTGTTGATTTTCCATCTGTAATTTAGCTTGCTGCTGCTGCATTTGTTGTTCTTGTTGCTGATTCTGCTGAATAGCTGCAATAAGCTTATCTTTATCTTGTATTTGAAGATCAGATAACAGTTGATCGACTGGAATTGGCAATCCGTCTTTCCAAAGATGATATTTCTGGAGGAAAGCAAGCTGTTTAGTTGTCGAAGTAAGCGGTGCATTTGTAACAACTGCATCGTACTTCTGAAATGATTTGTCTCTAAATTCGTTTGTTGGATCTTCTTGAATCATGCGCTTGATTTTGCCAAGAGTATAATTCTTTTGAATCATCGCCCAATGTAATCGCCCTGCATTTCTTTGCGAAAGATCTAGATTATCAAAAAGTTCTTGTAATGTTGTAAGCGCTGCGCCTTGTCTTAGCTGCTCAGTGATACCGACATCGCTGTCTTCAGCTTGACCCAAAAGTTCGGGTGTAACACCCGCGTTTGATTGAATATCTTCTTTAAGAAACTGAGTAGCTTGAAAGTTAGCTGGGTTAATGTTAGCGCCGGGTTTGTCTGCAATTGCTTGCAATCTGCCTTTTTTGAAAAATCGAACTTTTCCGGGGCCCACTTTAAATGCATCTGAATCATCAATAAGCGCATCTTCTTCTACGTCAACACCACTAAACTGCGCAGCTAATAAATCCATTTCAAGCTGCTTACGATAATTGTACAGATATTGTGAATCGCGAATGTTTCTAATAATTCCTTGATATCTGAACGAGTAATTGTTGTTAGCAAGGTCGTGATAAGCAATGAATGGAGTAAAAGGGTATTGATCGATGCCCAAAGGATTCGGACCATCGTAAAAACATGTGTTGTTTACTATGATAGCTAAGTGAACAGTAGGCACCTTTTCTTTAACAATAACGATGTGTGGGTACTGTGTTTTAAGTCTTTCTAGCTCTTCTTTAGTGAAATCTATCTCTGTAGATTCATAAGTGTTTGGGTCTACGATAAATGTGCCGAGTCGTTCTGTTTGATACCAGTACTCATCATATGCTAAAAACCCCTTGCGTCTAATATTGTATTGCTGCGGCATAAACGTAAATTTAGTATCAAAATATGCTTGATCGTTGAGCATATCGATATCATATGCACGCTCAGGCATTAGCGCTTTCACTTGATCTTTGTGCAAATACTTACGCGTGCGTATAAACTGACAGTCTGATAGATCATTTTCTCTCCAAAACGCGTCCATCATTACCATGTCAGCGCTGAAACATTCAGTACGAAGATCACCGCAAATCGGGTCTTTGCGGTAGTCTATCCACGAATGCATTAAAGAAAGACCAGTTATCCCAGATTCTTTAAAACATGAGCTGATTGTGTTGTATGTATCATCAAAAGCATATGCTCCTTGCAAAGCTTTTGTTGCTTGTGAGGCTGTTCTATCGCTACTGCCATGCACCGGCACAAGTTGAGTAGCTTTGCGATTCTGTCGCTGTCTACCGAAAACCATGTTTGCAACTGGCATAGCAACGTTAAAAATATACTTTTGATGCTCATAATTCATGCCAGAATAAAGATTTAGATAGCGCTGATCGCCAAGGTAAACTTTTCTATCAATCAACTGCTCCCAAAAAAATAGTTGCCAGGCAGAGAGATTAGCTTGATAGCGTGAATCAGCTTCAGCAACGATAGAGCGCTTGCCGTCTTCATAATGAGATTGATAAACGTTCGGTACAACTTGTGATCTTTCGAGAGCTCCGGATGTCATTTTTCGCCCTTTTTTAAATATATCTTACATAATACTGATTATTTCAATTATCGAAACGAAATATTATCGTCTAAAGAATTGTTGTTGCTGCAAAGCGCTCGAAAAGTTTGTGGGCGTAGATTTATTGCCAAATCCAGCTGCTGCTTTTAGCGTGTTCAAAGATTCTTTTGACATTGAACCAGGACCTCGGCCGAACTGTAATCTTGCGTTAGCTAGATAACGCACAGAGTCAGCAGCATGAGATGTGTAATCATGCAAAGGTGTATCAGAGTATGAATTAGTTTTTTCATTGTATCTTTTGTGATAGTTTTCAAGACACTTGATAAGATGAGAGCATTTAGTCTGATCGATGTACGCAATGCTTAGTAGTGAACGTACAGATTCAATGCCTACCTGTATATCTGTTTCTCTAGCAAGAATTGTTGTTTTAATGCCGAGTTCTTCTGCTTTATTTTGTAGCGTCAGTCCAGTCTGTATAGAACCAGCTCCGGCGTCGTGAGGTAAATAATGCGTTCCATATACATAAGATTTATTTTGAAGCATCTTGACGTAATGAGCGATACCCTCGCCATGATTTTCATAGAAATCGATAATGCGACACTCACCGCCAACATCTTGCCAGAACGTTATTGCTGTGCTGTCTCCGAAACCGATATCCCAAGCAGTATGTACGGGCGTACGAGGTTCGTATGGTACGTTACATATACGCTTTTCTTCTCGTGCTTTTTCGATCAGCTTACCGTAGTATGAGCCTTCCACTCCCCGGTTGAATGAACAATAGTATTCTTGCTCAATAAGCTCATCAGAGACGCCCTCAGCTCTGATTTTAGCGATATCTTCTTCAGTAAGCACGCCAGTTTCTTTGATGCCAAGAATTTCACAAAACCAGTCTTTATTGCTTCTAGCCATATTGACGAGGTCATAGAAATGATTTTTGCCCCGAGGAGTGCTTATGAACAGTGCATAGCCTTTGTTAACGTCTAAAATGGGTCTTAAATACTCCCACGCAGCAGGTGACTGAATAGCGTACTCAGAGAAAATAATGATTTTTGGGTTAGTACCCACTAAGCTGTCGATGTTGTCTGAACCGAGCAGCTGATACAGTGACCCGTTCGTGAGTCTGATTTGCATTTGCTGGCTGTTCTTAGAAGCAATAATCTGCTTGGGGATATAGTCTAGAATGCGTTTGCCGTCGTTTGTCGACGAATCCCAGATTACCTTTTTCGCTTGTGAGTAAGTCGGTAAGATATGAAATGCTGTCCAGCCGGGGTTAAGAAGCAGTTGCAATATGCACCAGTTAAAAACTGTTACGTCTTTACCGCCTCGTCTATGCACACACCAGACAGCCCTTTTAGTCCCGCTGTTCAAGCTCTCTATTATCTTGTGTTGATAAGGTCTTGGAGTAAAATCTAGCTTTAAGTCCACGCGCTAATCCATCCTTATCTATATAAAGATTAATATTCTGATCTAACTTTTCTTCAGCTTTTCTTAGCTCTGACTCGTAACGCTTAGTGTCATTCTCCTCATCACGCAGCTCAGGATCATATATGCGCAGATATCTATGAGCGATTGAATGATTAACAGTGCCGTCAACATACCTAGAGGCCATTATTGTTCTTGCTTTCTCATAATACCAAATAAATTCTGGTAAATCTCTAAAGCTTTCCCATTGTTTGCGAACGAATCCTCTATCTGTATACCACTCGCAAAATCGCACTCTTAAAGGCTCCCCTTTCTTATGTTTTTCTGATGCCCATTCAACTAAATCTTTACCAAGTTCAATCAATTCATCAGATTGAGGTATAGCTGTGCGCGGTCTGCCTGATGTTAAACATCCTTTCGCATACTGATTTCCAATAAGCCGCGGATCGCCGGGTTTGTATCTTGTATCAGCACACACTATTGCACCTCCAAATGAATCTTTATTTGAATTTCTTCAGGATCGCCTACAAAATTCTTCTTAGCTTCTAAAATGCAAGATTGTATCTGCTCATTTTGAGCATCTACCATGTATGAAGAATATATTAAAAATTTTTGTCTATAAGTTCGTTCTGAATCTTTAAGAACAACTGTTAGCTCTGACATGTAATACCTTTTTTTTAAAAAGTAATATCACAGATTTAGAACTAAAGTAAAGATATTTAAATGTATTTTTTGCAATGTGTGTGAATTTTCGCTGCTGTTTTACCAAAAAAAGTAGCAAGATGAATCAAAATTAAAGAAATACTTAACAGCAATCTATAATATAAAAT